CCGTTCTCCGTGATGGTGTGCCATACCTCGTTTAGCATGGTCACCATGTCGGCATCGCTCGTCGATACGCCGTTCTCGTCAACGTAGCGTTTGCGGTCAAGCATGGGTAGTATGTCAGATACCCATTTGTCCTGCCCGACCTTCAGAACGCGCAGCGGGTCATGCGGCTGCGGGATATAACCATAGTCAAGTTTTCCGACGTCCCCTCCTGCTGCGTTGAACCGCTTGCGCATTGTCTCAACTGTCGCAAGCCATGCTTTCGCGCCCTTGGAAGCGATGGCATTGCCAGTCGATTCGCCAAATATCTCGCGCACCACGTCGGCCGCTTGTGCCGCATTCTCAACCATGCCGAGGAATCTCGGATTGATTGCGTCCAGCGTATCCACGAGACCGCTGAAGTATTCATTAGACACGCCCTTGGAATATACAAGCGCATCCTCCAGAACCTTCGCTACCGCGCGGAATGGCTTCATGCCACCATCGACAAGCGACGTGTATCGGTTCATCACCTTGTCGTGCGCAACGATCGTGAGGGCAACGCGCTGCTTCGCCTTTGCCGCCTCATGGACCAACTGCGCGGACGCCTCCTTGGCCGCTTCGGCGAGTCGCGCATCTCGTCCCATCTGCTTCCACGCCACCGGGTCTCTCTGCGCGATCTGGCGCATGGTGCTCAGGATGCGCCCCTCTATGTCCTGCGCTTCCTTCTGGGTGATGCTGCGACCTATGGCCGAGCCCACCGCATCGATGCATTCCTGTCTCATGCCGGAAACCCGAGTGCGCAGATAATCGCAGCCCGATACGCCTTGGCGTCGGTCTGTGCCTTGACTTCCATGTCTTTAACTTCAGAGAACATCTGATCAGCCGTGGCATGCGTTCCATCTTCCGCAGGGATCAGCGCGTCCGGATTTTTGCGCATGATCTCGATCGCCCGTGCCTGTTCTGGCGTGTCCGCGGTTATAGCAGGAGGAATATCAGGACCGGATGTCGGCTGATCGCGCCCAAGAATCGTATTGACAACATCTTGAACCTTGCGAACAAATCCAGGTTGATCGGTGGTCGACGTTGCTGCATCGTGCTGGGTTCTCGTAATGGCCTGGTCGATCTCTTGAGAAACAGGGCGGACGACGCGTCCATACTCATCGACAGACGGGTTTATGGTCTGGCGCTCTTGCGCCATCGCGGTGTCGCCTTGGCGCAACGGTTCTTCCGCTCTCGCTATTGCCTCTGCTTTGGCAATTTCTCCGTCCTTGATGGCAGCGTCAAGTTCATTTCTGAACGGGCCTTCATTGACGCGCCGGTACGCTTCCTCGATGGCTGACGGATCGGTCTTGATGTCATGCGCCACCGATACCGCCTCGCCACTGTCCAACTGAGCGCGTGCCAGTGATTGCGCATCACGCGCCACGTTCGATGCCTCGGTGTCAGCAGGATGCACCAGCGTATCGCCTTCGCGCGTCTTAACCTCGTTCATGGTCAGCACGGCGGCAGTCTCTTCGGGCGTCAGCTTAGGCTCGACGGATCTTGGCGGTTCGGTCGGCGTTCGTGCCTTCCCTGTGTGGAATGCCGCCCCGAACGCGCCGCCGATGATTGCTGCAGCGGCTAGGTTCATCGGATCGAACGGCTTGTACTGCTCGGCTATCTTCGGGTAATCGGTATGCTCCAGAAGAGTCTTGATCCCGCCTATCTCCGCCACGTTCAAAGCCGGGTTGATGACCGCCCCCAGGGCCGCGCTTTGCAGCCTGGTTGATCCCATGGCCGCGGGAATCTTCATCCCCACCGCGCCCGCAGCGCCCGTTGCCAATCCAGCAATGGCGGCTGTTCCTGAATCGACGCCTTGATCCGACAACTCTTGTGCGCGTCCGGTGCCAACATCCGCGCCGAACAGGATAGGCGCTGCGGGACCTGTCAGTGAATACAGTCCAGCCTTAGCCAACGATGTGCCGATGCCATGCGTAAGCTGCCCAGCCCACCCTACCGCGGTTGGGTCCGGTGCGTAATCCTTGGCCTTCAGGCGCAAGCCGCGGCCGGTTTCATTGTCGCCGATCTTCTCTATTGTCTGCGCCTGCAACTGGTTCAGATCAGGAGCGGGTTCGGCATTGATGATTGCAGACGTCGGCGCGTCACGGTATGCCGCAGCCTTGCCATACGCGTCCAGGATCGACGAAAACGCGCTGGCCGTAGTTAGACCGGCTGACGGGATGATGTCGGCCAATGCGCTGCCATATCCGGTGAAAGCTCCAGGCGGTGGCGGCAGGATGGAAGGACGCCGCGCTTCCGCGTTCAGCGACGATTGACGCTCTGCGGGGAATAGGTCGTCGAACATTATCGCGACATGTTCAGGATGAACGGCGAGCCGTCCTTGTTGCGCACTACGTCATTTCCGGACATAACCAAATAGGTTCCTTGTCCGAACGTTTTCAGACGAGCACCGGGCAGTGACTTGGCGAACTCGGCAGCGGTCACGCGATGCGGGCCGACGATAAACTCTTGGCCGGAAGCGGCGATTGATGCAGGCACGGTGTTGTGCAACGCGTCCTTGAACCTGCCATCGTCCCATCCGTATGGCTTGGCGATCTTTCCGCCGTTGATGTCCATGAGTCCGCCAGTTGCCAGCCGAATGGCGCGATGCATGTCGCTGCTGCCATCCGCTTCGAGTTTCGCATAGATGCTGTATGCCGCATCGGCGGCTGCGTCGCGTCCTTGCGGCGTCTGATAAACACCATCGATTTCCTTGTAGATGCTCGCCTTGAGCCCGGTCTCTGCGGTCTTGTCGATTCGCGACCGGTTCTGATCGAGCATCTCTTTCCCCTGGAAATACAACGTGGCTGCGTTGTTCCCGAGTGTGCTCTGAAACTGCGAAAGCATCGCGCCAATGGCAAGCGAATTGTGCTTGTCCTTGAGCTGTCCAGATATCGACGTGATACCCTGCGGCCCGACATCCTTGAACACTTGACCCAGAACGCGCGCCTTATCCACCGCCTGCAATGTGTTCAGGTACGCGCCGAACGTCTCCGCTTCGGGCTTTGTCATCACGGCATACGGCGTTCCGTAGTCGCGTGCGATGGTTGGCGCCACAGCGCCGCGGTGCGCCATCTCTGCGCTGAATCCGTTCAAGTCCTCGATGTTCGTGATGGGCTTGATGCCATACGATCCGATATGCACGGCGTACTCAACCGGGTCTTCTGATCGTGTTGCGGATACCTCTTCCGCTGCCTTCTTCAGGATGTCGAAATTGCGCTGCCTCGCGGCAAAGCCTTCGCCAGGGATCGGGATGGACGACACGACCAACGCCGCCAGGTCATGATTGTTCAGTTGCTTGACCTGCTGCAGCTTGGCCCCGAGCGCTGCGACGTCCTGGAACTTGGCGAACTCTTGCAATCCGTCGTGTTGCCCGTAAGCGCGCAGGAAATCCTTCTGATCAGGCGGGTTGCTGGCGATACCGTTCGCCATGTACTCCGCAGTTGAGTCGGCCAGCCGACCGCGCAAGTTTTCCCGCGCTTGTGTCATGTCATGGGCGGACTGCGCGCGAGCGAGTTGAAGGACGTGCAGGCGCCAGTCATCCGGAAGCGCATCGATGATATCGACGCCGGTATGCACCTTATCGACGAACATTGAGGGCGAGACAACGGCGTTGCTGGTGGGAAGTGTTACCTCACCACGCGCCGCCGCAATCCCGGTTGCGATCTGGGCATCAGAGTACGGCTGTTTCCCGTTCTCTTGCGTGATCATCGACGACATCAACTTAGACAGTGTTTCCTTGTTGCCAAGATCGAGCGACGCGGTTCTCGATATCCCCATGCTCTTCGCAACGTTCGTCGCATAGCTAGCCGTATCGTTCTCGGTTGATGGGGCCCACCGCGAAACGATGTCATCGATCGTGTTCAGTCCATGAGATGCCTGGTAATTCTGCAGCGTCTTGGCCATGGCGCGCAGGCCATCCTCAGGTCTTGCAAAGGATGCATATCGAGAGTCGTTGGAATGAACTTCGCCTTGCCACGCGCTGTTACCCTTGACGATGTTTCCCGGGTTGTTGTTGCGGATTCCGCGCGGCTGACTTGCATCACCGCCGAGAACGTCTTGCGTGCTGACCGAGCCTAGCGCGTTGAGTTGAGAGGCCAGAACCGGGGCGGCATGCGAAAACAATTGGCGCCCGATGTTGTCACGGGCAATAGGACTGATCTGGTCTTGCTTGCCGACATAACTAGTCAGTGCCTCAACTGGATCGCGCAGCGCCCATGCCTCGTAGCGCATCCGCCACGCCTTGTCTGCGTAGTCCTGCGCCTTCAATGCAGTGGTGTCAGCATCCCATCCGTTCATCTTCCCTAGCGCGGCGGCGTCTTCCTTTGCCGTGTCCAGGGCATACATGAATTGGATATCGTCCTGCGGCGACTGAGTCGCGCTTTGAATCGACGACATTGCATGCGATTCTGCAGTCTGAATCTTGTAGTCTCGAATCTGGGTGCCGGCATGGCGGTCAATCGCGACCATCGCATTCTGCACGCGTGCGGCGATCGCGGGTGCCACAAGCCGCTTGACCTCGTCGTTCTTAGCCTGCCCCATTGCTTCGCTGGAAATCGAGCGCAACATTTCCATCGCGTTGTCATGGCCGTCCATCACGTCTTTACCGGCCAGCGTAGTGAATCCTCCGTCCGGGTTGTACAGGACGTTATCCAGTGCGCCGGTGACGCTGGTCTCGATGTCCTTTGCCGCGGTCTGGTTCGCCTCGTTCTGTTGATCGAGCGCAATCCTGGATAGATCCGACCCGGTCCGCATCGCGCCTTCGCTAAACGCCTGAGTTTGCCGGCCGGCGATGTCCGGCATTTCCGGCGCGCTGATGCGTTGCGGAGACAGCCCGGTAACGGATACTTGAGGCGTGTCGTACTTCGGTACGGTTGGCATGGTGTTATTGTTTCCTTAGCCCGGTGCCGTCAGGGTTGATCCGCCAGGATTGACTGCTCCCGATTTGTTCATCGCGTACCATCCGCTGGCCACTTGACCGGCGCCGCCAAGCAACGTATTGAACCCGCTGAACGCAGGGCTGATCGTGCTTGCAGTCGTGCGCTGCGCGAATGCTTCATTGCCGTAGTTCATGGCTTGGGTACGGTATCCCCAAGCCGCACGCATCGCGTTCGCCTCGATGGTGTTCTTGTCGATCTCTTTGGTCAGGTCGGTTGTCGCCTGAACCTCGGCAGCGCTCCCCACGCCAAGGTCGATCCCGTTCGCCGCCATAGCCGCGCGTTGCGAAGCTTTGACCTGGCCGGCGCGCATAGTCATCTGCGCAATCTCGGACTGCCCTTTGCGCAATTCCTGTTGCGCGCCAAGTTCCGCGATGCGCGCGTTGATGTCCGATAGTTCGGCCTGTCCCTGCAACTGGATCTTCTGCGACTTAGCGGACCAGTACGAGCCGACAACGCCAGATGCGAGTCCCGCTAACTGAAGCGCCAGACCTGCAGCTCCCATGTTATACATTCAACCTCCCACCGCTATTTCAAGCGTGAGTGATATGACCGTGAGCGGCAACGGGTTCGCCTGCCGGATATAGACCTGCCCGCCGTCGCCCCATGATGGCGTGATGTTGAGGCGAATCTCTTCGCTCTTCAGTGCGGGCGGAGTTCCCACAGGCTCAGTCGTGCGCTGCTTGTACTCGACGAGTTGATCCACGTTAGGACCGGCAAAGATGCCGCTCGAACGATAGACGCGCAGCCACACCTTGTTGACGTTCTTCGTGCGCCCCTGCGCGAATGCGTTATCGACCTGGAGCGCGACCGGCAATGTGTAGATATCGGCAGAGATTGGAAGCCCGACATGAACCTTGGAGGCAGGATAATCAAGATGCACTGTCCCGCTCGTGACGACGCGTTGAGGATGGACCGCACCGTCAGCAAGGATCGACACAGTCTTGCCTTCGATGAATCCCAAGCCTGATATCGTCGTCGTCGCCGTGCCGTTATACGTCGCGCCGCAATCGACGAAGAACGCATCTTCAGCCTGGTCGAAGAGACGTTGCTCCATGCGCTCGATGTAGCGCTTCTGCACGCTGTTGATGGTGCGATTCACGACGCAATACAAGGCGTCCTGCGTGCTCTCTGCCACGACGCAGCATGACTCGAACAGGCCATCGGTATCGTGCTGGTGCCACGCGCCGACCTGCTGGTCAGGAACGTATGTAAAGCCCAGCAGTTTGCCGTCCGAACTCACGCACCACACGGTAGGGTGCGGCACCTTCGAGAACGCCATATCGATGATGGTCTTGTTGTCGAACAGGTGAATAGACCGAAGCGAGACGTCGCCGGTAACGAAGCCATTGGCCTGCCAGTTATAGCCGAGTTCGTGGATGTGACCACCGCGGTTCGCGGCGTAGATTACCGCGTTGTTGATGATAACCGGCTGCACGTTCGAAGCGCCGACGTAGGACTGTGGGCGGACGCTGATCGTCGTCGGCGTGATGGCATCGGAGTTGATGGACGATACGCGCCATTCCGCATCCGCCGTGAGCATCAGCAGTTGAGTGAGCGGAACGACGTGACGGATTGCATTCGCCTCACGGGCCGCGACTCGGAACGAGATCCGGTCGTCGTCCTTTAGGGGCAACCCGTAGGACATATTCGACTCGGTGCCGCTCTTGGTCATCCAGATGTTCTGTGGCTTGTTCGTGGTCCCTGCGAACACGCGGCGCTGCTCGAAGTACGACACGGCAGCGGGATAGTCTCCGGTCGCCCCGAACACTGAATCATAGATCGGCGGTGTCTTGGAAATATCCGGCGCGATGTTCGTATCCGTGATCGACAATCCGGTTGTTCGTCCGATGTACCCGAACACTCCGCCCTGCAGTTTATAAACGTTGTACCGCAGCGCACCGGTCACCGCAGTCCATGAGATCGTGACCGTCACGCCGGATTGCAAAACGTTTGACACGACGGTCTGTGTCGGCGACTGCACGGATTCTCCAATACCGTCAGCAGCAATCGCTGTCACGCAATACGATAGCGTATAACCCGGCGGTGAGAATGCGGTTGTGGTAACGGTCGGAATCGTTGGGGCGGAGATCGGAGCTCCGAACACCACATCAACGAGCTGCCAGTTAGTTGCACCGGTGCGGCGCAGCTCGGCGGGAGGATATCCAGGGTGCGAAAGCGTCAGAACGTCCGCGCTCTGCACGTAATGGATATCGAACAGGTCGGCTTCGGCGTAGTTGTTCGGGATCTCATATTCGCCCGTGGCCGGCAGCGGATACCAATAGGTTGCGTTGGGCGGCGCGTTTCCAGTCGTGGATTTCTTGGCGTAGTAGGTCACGCCACCGGACAAGACCAAATCGCCCAGGACGTAGGCCGTGGCACCGTTGTATGCTGCTGCGACCGGATAAAGGAGAGTCGCGCCTTGTGTATGGAATCTGAAATACCCGGCACCAACCTCGATGACCATCGTTTGCGTCGTCGAGTACGTGAAAGGGATGACCCGAGTGCGCTTTGAACTGTCTTTGACCTCATGCACGAAGGCGAACCCGGCGCGGTTCTCAGCCGGTCCCTGCGGTCTGCATATGAAGTTCCGGCACAGCGCGAGTCCGGCCCTGAACTTCGGATCTTCGATCATGCCGAACATCTCCGGCGAGACTTCCCCGCCGTTAAACGACCGTTGCAGTGTCAGAGTATTCGGCATTTCAGCGTGCGGAAATCCAGGGGACGATATGCTGCGTCTCGTGGTGCGTGTCGCCTGTGTCTGAATCCTTTGCCTGCGCTATGAACGCCATCGCCATCTTCAGACATGCGTCAGACCTCGCGGCGCCGACGTCGCCCTTGATGATTGATCCAGACAACAAGTGCGCGAGATACCACGACACGACCGTGACGAACAGTGCCGGAAACTTCGTGGTATCGGTCACGGTGCGGGTATAGCGCAGAACCGCGTTCTCCTGGTTCGTGTAGATTACCTGCGTTCCGTTGGTCAGAGTTTCCAGTGCATACGCCTGTGGCACATACACGCCAGCTGCGGGTACGGGCAACTCTATGAGAGACTGCGGGAACGCGACCACGGCGTTCATGCTGTAGTCGTTGTTCGCGGTGTTGGGAATAACCGAAATCGTGTTGATGCAGTCCGATGGGAGCGCGTAGGCATAGCGCCACACAGATGTCTCGGTCGTCAGCAATGCCAGCACAGCCCGAGTCGTTGCAAATCCCCACTCGTGCAATTCGAGCACCGTGTCACGTGCCTGTGGATAAAACCTCGCGCAGTACGCAGCCTGCGATGATCCGTCTGGCGGGCTGATGCTCGATACCGTGGCATCGTCGCCAATGTGCGAGAGCGCTAGATTACAGATTGCGACTTCGGATGCCATGGCGGTCCCTGCTATTGAAAAAGGGGCGCGGACGCCCCTTGTGATTCACACATCGCCGAGGAGCTAACCCCGCTTCCGTGCTGCAGACTCGTCTGGTTCCTTGACCAGTTCGATGTTCTCGCCCAGCCGCATTTCACGGCCGTCCTTGAGCTTGGGAAAAACTGTCTGGAATTCGCCATCTTCCGGCGTGACCAGACGGCTTTCGTGCGAAATTAACGTGGGACGCGTAACCCGATAAGTCGGCATGGTTCAGTTCCCTTAAACGACCGTGAAGCCAGACGGGTAGTTCTTGCCAACGTCCGCCTTGCTATCGACGATGGCGCACGAGAACGCGCCGGCAGTCAGCGGACCTGAGGCGACGGTGTATTGCACGCCAAGATATCGCTGCCCGATCTGTTGGGCCGCCAGGATGGAAGACGGAATCTCGATCACGATCGGGCGCCGGCCGGCGGTGAGTTCCGCCTTGCCGATCGCGTCGGTCTGGATCAGGATGGTCGGAGAGCTAAGGTTGGCCGCAGCCGATGTGATGATCTGAAACGTCACCGTCGCCGCACCGGCCGCCGTGGCCGTGGTATCTACGGTGAATGCGGCGTACAGGTCATTGCCGGGCCCAAGGTCGCGCACTTGCGAAAGATCGATGGTATTCGTCGATACGGCAGAGGCCGTAACCGCTTGCGCGCTCGAAAGCTGGAGTAGTGCATCGGTCATCATGTCAGTATTCCTTCCTTACGAGACAAGCGTTTCAGCAATGCCGAGGCCGTCAACCGTGCGCACCGGGATGCCCTGGAACGTCAGTTGATGGATCGTGTTGCCAAACTGGTTGAGGGCCTGTTGAATTCCGAGCGCGTTCGTGGATTTCTCAAGCGCCTGGATCATCAAGCCTTCTTTGACGGAGCGGTTGGCGTAGAACGCGGCGCGGCCCATGTTCAGGTTCGGGATACGAGCGATGGCGCGCATCATCAACTTGACAAGGTTCGTCGCTGCGGTCGCAGCCTGCGTGCCGGTCACTCCGACCCAATCCGACAGATCGATGTTCGCGATCCGAGCGGCATAGCGCCAATCCTTCACGACCAGACCGGCATCCCACTGGAACAGGGAGCGTGCGGCCTGATACCAGTTGCCGCTCGCGTCCTGAACGCTTTCCTCGCCCAGGTCTCGGTTCTGCAGACCGGCGCGCGATCCTTTCGGGAACGTGGAAAACACCGTCTGCTCGCCCCACACCACCAGATACATGGACGCGTTGTCGGAACCGGCGCCGCCGGCCAGGATAACGTTCGAACCGTTGCCGGCCGATGTCGAGCTGTATCGAGTGGCAAGACCGCTGAAGGTTTTCAGGTCTGCGCCCACATTGCCGTTGAATAACTTGGACGTCATTTCCTGGTTCATCGCTTCCAGGAACGGCGATTCTTCGGACAAGCGGAACGCGGCGCTGTTTCCGTTCAGGGTCAGAAGCTTGGCATCGATATGGCTGCGCGCTTCCAACATGGCGCAGGGCTCGGTGATCTGCGCTGCGGTGCTCTTGGAAAGCGGCACACCGGAGTTGTATTGCCTCCAATACACGGCCGGCAATCCAGTTCGGATCGAGACGACGTGCGAAGTGGGCTGGTTAGCCTCGACCCACACGATGTCTTCCAGTACTTCGTTTTGCTGCGACAGAAGCTCGGCGACGGGATCGACCATCCCATTCGGCGAGAGACGCGTTGAAATATCCGCCAGCGTGAGCTGGCCTGCGGCTAGAGTGGCCATTGTGCCTCCTTACGGGTTCATGTTGGGATACATGCGTTGGGCGACGGTCACGGGTTTCGCCCCCGCGCGCCCGGACACAAATGCATCCTCGCTGATTGCCTTGCCGATCTTGTAGAAGGCCCGAATGATTTCCGGGTTGCTTCCAAGTCCGGACGTTCGAAGCATTTCGGTCAACTCCGGCGATCCGAAGGTCTCAAGGGCCTTCTTCGCCAGGCCCAGGTTTTCATCGAACTTGTCGCCGCCGATTTCCTTGTCAGTGCGCGCCGCCTCTTCCCACTTGGTTAACGTGGTATCGAGTGCATTCTTGGCGCGCTCTTCCATTGCCGGCGCGAGCTTGTCGAGGAATTTCTGAGCCGCGTCTTGCGGCATGTTCGAGTCACGCGCGGCCTGTTCGAACGCGGTCAATGCCTCGGGCGAATATTCCTTGCCTTCCGGGGCCTTGAATACGTACTTCTCGGGCGCTGCGGGCTCTTTTGCCGCCTCGGTTGCGGGATCCGGTTTTGCTTCCGGCGTTGCTACGGGTTGGGCCGGCGCGGCCTGTTGTGCGGGCGTAGTTGCTGTTGCCGCAGCGGCGGGCGCCGGTGCTACAGTGGCAGACGCGCTCGCGCCATCATTGGGTGTCGTGGCTTGAGGCGTCGCGGTTGCTTCGGTCATGTGTGTCCTCTTGGATCATCTTCAGATACAGCTCAGGGCATAGACGGTGCGTGTCGGACAGCCACCGCAGCCCCTCTTCTTTCCGCCCGGCCTGGTATGCCATGCTCATCGCTACCGTCGAGAATCCAGAATGATGCAGCGACGAGCGCGCGATGATTCCATTGACCAGTCTCCGTCCGCGCTCCGTGCTCATCAACCATAGGATGTCCGACTCCTCGGTGTCCTTTGATGCGGCCTCGGATTCCGCCCGTTCAGCAGCGTTGAAACTGTCTGCGGATATGTCGAGCGGATCGCGGATTTTCATGCGCGGATGGTATGGTCGCGCTTGTGGATTATGTGAACTGGCAGGTAGGTTCGCGAGTCATCACGAGTAACCGGCGAACTGGCGAGTCACGTCGGATAGCGCAGACTGTTGCCCGCCTGTGGCCTGCGCGATGTTGCGCGCCGACTGCGACCGTGTAGCCAAAGATTGCTCTTGCTGCGCCGCCTGTTGAGCCTTGGCGCGCGCCATGCGTACTTGATCGGCCGCATCCTTCGGAACCAGCAGGCGCGGACTGACGCCGGCCAGATCCGTGTATTCATCAACCCAGGCATCCGGATCGAGGCGGTCAAGGACTGCCGGGCTTATCTGCGCGACCGATCCCATTGCGCCAACGAACCGGTCAATCGAGTTGATCCCGATGGCGCGCTGCGCCTGGGCGAGCATTGAAACTAATTCAATATTCAACTCCTGACCCTGCATCTCAGGTGGTGGGACTGGCCCGATCCCGGTATCGATGATGCGGTTAAACGTGATCTCCACGAGCGGATCGATCAGCTCGTTCTGCAGCCGCTCAAGTACTGGCCCGAGCATCAGCAATTTCTCTTCGTGGCGCTCTGCAACCTCTGTCGCTGTCATCTGCGAATTGGTGTTGTTCGCGAGCATCATGAACAGATCGGCGTAGAACGTCGCATTGATCCGTCCCCGCACGTCGCCGATGTCCTCCAGTAGATGCTGAAGATTCAGTTGCACGTCGAACGCCGTCCTGATTCCATTGTTCGGCCCGGTCTGGTCGTAGTACGACTTTCCGCCCGGGAGCACATCAACGTCACGGTTCTTCAGAGAAGAAGGGATCTGCAACGGAGGCTTGGTTTGAAAATCGATGCACTCAGCCTTGCGTAGTTGCTCATGCTGAAGCTGCTTGATGTCGCCGAGCGATTCCATAGCGGGCGATATGCCATAAACGTCAGTACCGGTCGCTGACCAGCGCGGCGCCAGAACGCGGAACTGATTGAATCCAGATTCACGCAGAGTCTTGCCATCGCGCGCGTTCGGCTCGAAGTAGCACGAGCGATACGGCATGTTCTTCCCGTCGCGCTTTCCGTATTCTCGACCTTCCCGCGGTTCGATCGAGTGGATACACGGCACCCACAGATCAAGCGATCCTTGCTGATACAGGTTGCGCGTCGAAGTCGATACAGCGTCAATGCCGAACTCATTGACCATCGCATGCACCGGAATTTCGAACTCCCGGTACATTGTGTCAATCTCGCCCTTGAAGTTCGCGGCGAGCGCGTAGCGGCCAACCGGGATGTTGTGAAGGTGGATGACCGTGTCGAAATCATCGGCGACGAAGCACGCGGACGTTCCGAATGCGCCCAGATCCTCGTAGATCATATGCAGGGCGCGGTACGTGTTGCTGCGCTGGAAGATATCCAGCATGATCCGCGTCATGTCATCCAGCCATTGCTTGACGGCGGCAGAGCGCATCAGGTCGTTGTTGATCGTGGCCAGGCGGAACCACGGTCGTGCCGGGCTGGTGTTCCCGCCCATCAAGCCAGCAGTGAGGACGCTCAACGCGCGGCGCGCAGTCGAGTCGTAAATCTTGTTGTGCTTGCGCTGGCCGCGGTTGCGGTCCTGTGCCGTGAATCGCCCGGAATACGGCAGCAGGTTGTCTGATATTTCCTTCCAGTGCGGATACCACGAGTCGCGCTCGGTCTTTAGCATGCCCCATCGCTTGATGATGCGGCGGGTATCGTATTCCTCGCTCATAGCCCAAGGGCACCGGGTTTTCCGAGGCTATCGTCAGTAGCCGCTCCGGATCCGGTCAGGAGCGTCGCCCCAACGCCAACACCCTGGCGCTTCTGTGCATCGAGCGTGCGCTTCTTGTTCTCGGCATCGACGGCTGTTACTTCTGATGTTGCCTGAGATGGGTTCGCGTAGCCGATACCGGCCGGCATCTCAACCCTGGGAGTTAGGAGCGACGACACACGACCGGCTGCGCGCTGCACGTCGTAGTATCCCCAATAGGCCGCAGGATCGACCCACTTGATGATGTTGTTTCCAAGTACGGCCTTTTCGATCGACTTGAAGACCTTGGCGATGCCGGAAAACCATCCCATGCTATCCGCCCAGCAGTGTGTTGCGCGACAGCTTGAGTGTGTCGAGGTTGATGCCGGATGGGCCGGTCAGTAGCGTGCCGGACTGGCCTGATCGACCGGACAGCATTGCCTCGCTCATCATGGCAGCGGTATCGGGCATAGCCATATTCGCCCGGTTGGCGTCCATTTCGGCTTGCTTGGCTTGTGCTTGCGCACTGGCCTTAGCTTGGTCAAGCGCGGCTTTCTGTCCCTTGGCCTGTTGCTGTCCGTTGTAGTAGGACACGCCTGCGCTCGCTACGGTTGCAGCAATCAGCCCCCAACCAAGTGCAGATATACCTGCGCTCATGCGTTTACTTCCAGTCGTTCGTACTCGATGCCATCGCGCCTGGTCTGCAGCATGTCTGATTCCATTGTCATTTCATCCTCTGCATCTTCGATGGTCGAAGCGTCGGTGCGCAACAGCATGACCCACCACGTGTCAGAGTGCGCAACGCCGATGCGCTTTCGGCCAGGGCTCGCGGTCAGGATGTTGCAGCCAGTGAAACGGGTTGGACCTGAATCTGTAGTGACCGTGATGTCACCGACCACGATGCAGATATTTGGGATATCCATCAACGCGCCGGTTAGAACCGTCCCCGCCTCGATCATGATCGCCCTCGCCATCATGCCGCCGTGCAGTACCGAGGCGGTGTGCAGGTCGCGCTGCGGAAGGGTAAGCATGAGCGATTCGATCTGACGAACAGACTCATTGTTCATAAATGACGCCAGCAGTGCCGCGGCCTGGTCTGGCGTAGGAATCGCGTCTTGCGCGGTAGAATATGCCTGCGGATCGTCAGCCATGCGGCGCATTGTTTCGCGCGCGCGGGTGATTATGTGAACTCAGGCGTATGGGTCGTAATCGCGCCGGTCGCCACCGCCGACACGTTCGCGCAGCAGGTCATAGTCAGACTTGGCCTGCACCGGGAACGCGAATGAAATGATCAGACAGTCTGCGCGGTTCGGGCTGGGGATGCCGCGCGCTTTCATGTCCTTCTTTGACTCGATCTGGATCTTGCCGTCTATCCTCGGGATGATCTCGGGCGCCTGCAACTCATCACGCAGCACGGGGTCCTCGGGTAAGCATCCTCCAGCCTTGAGCCAGTCCCGCGCGTCGCGCCACATCTGGGCACGCTTGTTCAGGCAGCCTGCGTCTGCCGAGGCGCTTGCGAACCAGACCAGTGTCCAGGATCGTCCGAGGCCTTCGGCAGCGGACACGATCCCTGTACCGTATCCGGCATCGACAAATACGGCATCGGCCTTCTCTTCGTCCTCGTAGCGGGCGATTATCTGGGCAGCGATCAGGTCGTTGTCGTTCTTGGCCATCTTGTGCAGGATTCGGAAAAACAGACCCTGTCGGATACCAATCACGAACTCGTCGTCGCCTTCCCACGCCGGATCGACCGATAGGATCTTGGGCGCGAAAATGTAGTTCTGTGGGAGGATCTCGCGGCCATATGCGGCGGTAACGTCCGCCTCGCTGATGAACTGCCGCGCCGACATGGACGGGAACATGCCGCGGACGCGAACCTTGAAGAAATCCGAGTCCTCTCCGTAGTCATGCTGCCACTCGGCTAGTTGCTCCTTGTTGGTTCCATCCACGTCACGACTATCTATTTGACGCGTCCGCCAACGGTGTTTGAACCGCCTGAAACACTCGCGGAAGCGCCCTGTCGCCCTGGTTGGGTTGCCGAACGCTATCCAGATTATCTGGGTGTTCTCGTCGGTAAGAGCGCCATCGGTTACCTCCCAGATTTTATCTATAATTCCGGACGCCTCGTCGTAGAAAACAACGATGCGACGTCCCATGTTGTGTAGTCCGGCGAATGCCTCTGTGTTGGTCTCTGACCACGGCACAAGGTCTGCGCGCCAGGTTTTGGCATGATCCATGTCCCTGGACGATATCGATGTCGCCTGAACGTCGAACCATGATGCGGTCAGCGATAGTCTGAACCACTTCCCGACCTCGGGCGCGGTTTTTGTCCTGAGCTGTCCCTCGGTGTTGGCGGTTATGATGACTCTAGTGTCCGCCATCGTCGAGAGCGCCCAGTTTGAGAGCATGCCAATCCAGGCACTTTTTCCCGGTCCATGCCCTGTTGCCACCGCAGCTCGGTACGGTGTATGACGTGTCTCAGGATTGCGCAGGTGCTCGGAGATGGCCGCGAACTCCTCGGCCTGCCACTTGCGAGGCCCGGTGAATTCGGCTAGCTCGCCGAAGCCCCAGTCCCATGCGACCCGCGCCCACTTCGCAGGGTCGTTGCGGCAGGACGCCGCCAGGTTGATGATGCGCTCTTGGGTGTTGCCGGGAGCGCTACTTATCGGCGTCACCTACAGATGCGGCCCGGTCCAGGCGCTCGGCAAGCGTATCGGTCACTGCAACCTCGTATGACCCGCGCTCTTTGTATTTGTCTGGCATACCGCCCTTGAGCAAAAATATGGCGAGGGTATCCGAATACCGCTTGACGGTATCCGTGATGACGCCCTGGTACGTGATCGCCTCGTCGGTCCCTTCGTAGGCGCGGCGCAGGGCTTCGTCTTCCAGTGCCTCAAGGCCTGCCTGTTTTGCCTTTACCCAAGCTGCAGCGAATTCAGGGTCTTCGTCGCGTAACCTATACGCAGTAAGCCTAGCAATTTCAATAGCTTGGCATGCCCTTGCGACACTTCCACCGGAAGCCACAAGAGCCGCGATGAAAGCGCTCTTCTTTTCAGGTGTTACAGGGAGCCCCTGAGTCACGGAACCCTCAATCTCTTGACCTGCGCAACAGTCTGAGCCCGTATCTCGCAAGCGCAAATCCGCCAAGCGGTCCCAAGGGCAACCTCGAACGATCGCGCTAATTCACGATAACTCGCGCCACCGTCTCTCATATCGCGCATCGTCATAACCTCGTGGTCGGTGAGCACGGCCCGATGGTGGGAGTCACCAATGCGACATCCCCTCTCATTTAGCTTGAGCGTCAGTATCATGTGTCACGAAGTAGCCTGGGAACATAACCCGGACGCGTTCTGCAGCGTCATCGATTGCCTTGATCCGCGCTAGACGGTCTGCACGAGTAACCGGAGCCTCTGCCGCCCTCATGAGCATGCACCGAGCCTCATAGGGTAGGTAGGAGGACAGCTCTGCGGCGCCTACGAATCTGTGCATGCGCGACTTATAACACACCGGATTGATTTGTCAAGGAATACGCACTGGTTCGCGCTCGATCATCACGCCAGACATGGTGCAGATCGTTACCAGACTGAACGCCACTTTTGACTTTTCCAACTGCCACTTGGCGCCAGTTAATCTTCTACTTGACAAATACCCCTAACTTCTGGCACACTCGGCCCACAAGCCCGCCAGGATAGCGCAGTGGGCCGGGGGTGTGATATTTACATATATTGCACTGCTTCCCTCTCTGAAAATCGTCATATCCCATTCGGGAAACTGGCAAAATTGTCATAAAAGGCCCAAAAATCGTTCCGGTCGAATCTAGGGCCGAAATCAAGGGCTTGCGAGAAATCGTTCCGAATCGTTCCGGTTTTCTATGCAACACGTCATAATTGTTCCGGTCCTTTAGAATGAGTCTAAATGATGGAACTCTAATATAGCGCTGCACTGCACAATTCAGAATCTCGCTTGACACCTCAAATAATGCTTGACTTCTGTGTGACGTTAAGGTACAGTATGAATCGTACACAGAACAAACAAACCGGGAGCCATCATGAACGAATTCACGAAACTAGCAGCCGACCTTCGGAACGCAGGCCGCATTGAAGCTGCCGACCATGCTGAGAAGCTCTCAGCTCCCCGCCAAACAATGATGGTCACTAACCCACTGCAAGCGGCGAACGGCGGTCAGGCATGGAACGGCTGGAGATTCTGCCGCGTCCGCGACGAATTCCTGGTGTCCCGTGTTAACAGGGATATCGGCCAGTGCATCATGAGCGCCCTCCGCGAACTGGAGGAAAACGAGCGCCTAGGCGCTGAATAATCTCTCATACGTGAGCCATCATGTCTGAATCCGAATTCAGGGCGGCCATTGCTGCCGCCCGCTCTACCTTTGAGATACTGTACCTGGCCAAGAAGTACATGGCCGAGGGAGACATGGATATCGCGACACCGTACCGGAACGTTCCGGGACGTTCTAGTGCTCAACAATCTGCACTGGAGGAATCATGCTAAAGCTCGCCATCACATCTAGGACGCCCGACTACATGATCGACGCGCTCATCAAATACCCGGACATGCGCCGTGAGGCGATGGATCGCAGAGATGTGGCCTGCCGATTCTCCATTGCTCCAATGGAGCACGTCCTGGAAGCCCATCACATAGACGGCGTGGACGTCCTGTGGTCGCCTCAATTGCACGTCGCATGGGTGAATTCAAAGCAACACCCCAGGAAGAACAGCCTGCGTCTGGAAGATGCCCAGACCCCGCACGCCGCGGCGATCGCCTGGCGCAAACAGACGTTGGCGGAGGCATCATGAACCGCAGCCCAACACCGCACGAGTGGCGCCAATTCGAGGACGGCTCAGCCCCCATGCCCCCCGCGATCTGGGAGTTGTTCCGAATCAAGCTCGCCAGCCTGTAATCGTACCGGAACGTTCCGCATCGTCCCGGAACAATACGTAACATAAACCGTGTTACGAAAGTGCTTGACAGAATGATTATTCTGTACGACGATACAACACATTAGATCAACCGGGGCGGCAGGAGCGCGCAGTGTCCCTCCCCACCGCGCACGTGGTTCGATTCCACGCGCCCCGTACCTACAAGGATGAATGATGGACGAAGAAGAATGGCTGAAGCGGTGCGCCGCCAGATACATTGATCGCGCAGGAATGGACCCGGTATCAGCACGAGCATGGGCTGATATTTCGCTACAGGGTCTATTCGACACCACGCCAGAAGTGGTGTCGCCTGATAAAATGCCGGGTTTCCTGGACGACAACAGCCCCGAAGATGAGGCAGACGCGGACATGGATTGCTGGACAACCGACGAATGAACAGTTTCCTCTCCTTGCCCGCCGCTCATCGCGGGTTGC